CGGCGATTATCAAGAGAACGTGGTTTCTTTTGCTTGGGCGTTTGACCAAGGCGTGGAAGGCACGGACAAACCAGAGGACACAGGCCAGTTGTCACTAATGGGAGGCAATCAGAACCTGCCTTATGATGAATGGGTGTCGCTGTGCACGTGGCTGTCGTGGGTCGGACAAGAAAACGGCCTAGTCTTCCACCACGCCAAATTTGACCTTCACATTCTTGCGGCAGGGCTACGCTACCAAGAGGGCAGTGGCATTGACCTACTTGACCAGACGAAGTGGGACACCCAGAACGTCTGCCATTTGCTCTGGCCTGAAGCCAAAACTACCTCACTAAAGCCAACGGCCCGAAGACTTTGGGGCGAGGCTGAAACCAACGAGTCCGAAATGGTGCAGGCCTACTTGCGCAAGGCCAAGTTACCATCAGGTCGCTGGGACTTAGTGCCTTGGGATTTAATCGGGCCGTACGCAGACCAAGACGCTAGGCTAACTATCAGGCTGTACTACCACCAGTTGGAGGCCATTAAACAGGGCGCAGGTGACTGGCTTGATGATGTGGATGCTACGATTGAGCGCAGGCTGAACACGTCCAAGATGCTGTACCGAATTGAGAGGCGCGGTTTGCCCTTTGATGGTGCACAGGCCCTAGAAATGGCCAAGCTTCTGACCGAAAGGCAAGAACACTACGAAGACCTGCTACCGTTTGCACCCCCAACTCTACCAATGGCCAAGCACTACTGGTTTGGGTCAGGACTCAAGAACGGAGTCGCTGGTCTTGGCCTTGTGCCATACGGCCTGACCAACTCTGGTCAGCCGCAACTTAACGCTCAAATCGTTACCGAAATGGTCAAAGACAACGTACCTGCCGCAGATGTGTGGCGCAACCTGCAGAAGCTGTACACCACTGACTCGCGCTGGTACTCAGGTTGGGCATCAATGGCTGGGCCAGATGGCCGATTGCGTGCTTCGATTAGGCAAAACGGCACAGTGTCTTCCCGATTTTCAGTAGAGCGAGTCCAACTGCAGGCTATTCCGCACGACTACAGGTTGAACGGGTTCGAAGCTTTGGAAGGCATCAAAACGCCGCGCCAGTTGATTGCGGCAGGCGTGCCTAGCGGTTACAAGTTGTGGGAACTCGACCTAGCGCAAGCCGAACTTCGGGTTGCCGCATTATTCGCCAAGTGTGAGCGTATGCTGGAATTGATTCACAAAGGTGAGGACCTGCACGGTGATGCCGCCACCCAACTGTTCGGTGTCAAGCCGTCTGATGATGAGTGGGACCAAATGCGAGGTGTGGCCAAGCGTGCCAACTTCTCGCTGATTTTTGGTGTTGGAGCTGAGAAGCTACAGGGCGATATCGAGGCCCAAACTGGCATAGTGTTTAATCTGGACGAAACGCGCCGACTGGTGCGCGACTGGAACAACCTCTACCCCGAATACCAACAGGCAATCCGCTACCATATGACCAAGGTCGAGGAGCGAATGAAGTCGCACCCTCACGGCCTAGGCTGGATTGAGACGGCAAACGGTGAACGCCGCTGGTTCCAAGCAGGCGAGGAAACTCACAAGGCATTCAACCAGAGGGTGCAACCAAGTCTGGCTCAGTACGGCATTGATTGGTGGCTGACCGTAGAAGAACGAATTCGCAAGCGGCTTGGTGACCGCGTGATTGAGGGCGTGGGTCGAATCGGAATGGTTATGATAATCCACGACTCAATGGTGTTATTGCTACCCAATACAAAGGTTGGTGATGACCTAGCTATGGATGCCGCTGACCAAGCGCGGTTCCTCTGGGATAAGTGGTTTGCAGGCGTTCCTGGGGGCGCGGATAAGAAGGTGTGGCGTTAATGCGACACGCCGAAAAATCAAAGCTTGACAAATTGTCAAATTGTGTGGTAAAATTTTATTACAAGGAAGGAAAAAGGACCTTCCCCCAAATGAAAGAGGATACAAAATGAAGCAGGAATTCTACACCCCAAGTGGTTACCAGACCGTTGAGACATCTAAGACACTTACTTATGTTGCGATTGTTGAGAACGATGGTGTTTGGTCACCAATTTCATTTACTACCACTGATGAATGGTCTGACAGCTACGCAGATTGGGAACGCCGCGTTAGCAAAAAGGTGGAAGACGGAGAGTACGCAATTTACCGCGTTTTTCGTTACGAAGACGCTGATATGGTATTCGCTCAGCTAAATGCCGCGGTTGCCAGACTAGCCGATTTCAACGATGACGAAAGGGATTTGGTGGATTACCAACTGGCACGCGTTAGGACTCTTACTCACAAGTACGATGAGGCACTACGCAGGGCAGAGTTCAACCGCAAAGTAGAGGCAGAAAATGTCACTGCTTGAGTCGTTGGGGGTGGCGGTCATTACGGTGGCCGCCATCTACCTGATGCACCTTATCCCAGAACTTGTAGTTTTACTATTCCTAGGCCTTTGAGAGGAGGCATATGTGCGCTAACCTAGACGGAGAAGTAATCGTCTGCGAGTGCTACCAACGAGGGTTCAAACTAGGACTCCAAGTTGGTAGCAACTCTGCTACCCAACAGGTAGAAACAGAACTGGTGGGCTGGGTGGAATCACTCACTAAATTCGCGGATAAACTGGACAGAACAAACCAGATGTTGCGCGAATACAACGCTAAGAAAAAAGGAACGAATGAATCGACCTAGAAAGGAACATATGACCAACCGTGAGGTAGGTGAGCTGGTGGGGTTGACGCACTCTACCATTTCAAAGTACCGAAGTGGCACTAGAACTCCAAGCCTTGATGTGATGGTCAAAATCAGTAGCGCACTAGACTGGCCACTGGAACAGCAAATTACGGCTGTGCTAGAGGACGTTTACGCGCCTTACTTGGAAGGATATATTGCTCAACACGCCACTCGCTAACCACCAAACTGAGGCCATCAACTGGATTAGTTCGGTGAAACGCGGCCTACTTGGTGATGAGCCTGGACTTGGCAAATCACGGGTGGCGATTGAGTCGTTTGGTTCAGCGGACCGCGTGTTAGTTGTTGCGCCTTCAATGGTGATTAGCGGCGGCACGTGGTCCGAGGAACTGGACAAGTGGGCAAAAGACCCTAGCCGATTCACGATTGCGCCTTACTCAATGCTAAACGCCAGAGCGAAGACAGCAAGCGGCGGCACGTCTCCAGTCAAGCAATTGCGACCTGAATTTCAGGGCAAGTGGGACGCGCTTATCGTGGACGAGGCCCATTACACTAAGGGCCGCAAGACTTCGTGGACTTGGGCAGTCGAAGAGGTTGCCAAGCGGTCCGATTTTGTACTGGAAATGACTGGTACACCAATGCCCAATTGGGCTAATGAGCTGTACACCCTACTTCGGGTGATTTGGCCTGCAGAGGCGAGGCCTGGAGGTTTGTACGGTTCATTTTGGCGGTGGGCAGGTGAGTGGTTCAAGATTTCGCAGTCACCATTTTCCAAAACTGGCCAAGTTATCGGTGGATTGCGCGGCTGTTCAGCTGAGTGCGCGAGGCGTTCGCCACTCGACCCCTGCGAACACTTTGCCGAATTTACAGCCAAAAACTTGGGTGACCGATTTTTGCGGCGTTTGCGTGACGATTGCCTAGACCTGCCACCAATCACGACCCAAACTGTCAAGTTGCAAATGAACCCGACTCAGAAGCGACTGTATCAAGAATTGCGCAAAGACCTGATGACCACGACCGATTCGGGCATCGAGTTAGTGGCGTGGACTAATGGTTCAAAACAGGTGATGTTGGACAAGCTGACCACTTCTGACTGGTTGCTTGACCCAAAAACCGAGCGACCTAGCGGTGGCAAATTCGAACAGTTGCGCTTTGACCTTGAGTCGCGGTCGCGACCAACGCTGGTGCTGGCTCATTATCGCCAAACCGTTGAAGCGTGCGCTGACCTTGCCGCAAGCATTGGTGCTAAGGCCGCGTTTGTGCACGGTGGCGTTTCGGACCAAAACAAGGCCAAAGCAGTCGAGGATTTCAAGGCAGGGCGGCTAGACGTTTTGGTTGGCTCACTGGAGACGCTGGCAGAGGGATTGACCTTGACAGTAGCTGATATGGCGATTTTCGTTGAGGTCAGCTACAAACCTAGCCGCAACGAACAGGCCAAGTACAGGATTCACAGGTTGGGACAGACTCGACCCGTGACTATAAAAGAATATCTAACCGAAGGCACGGTTGACGAACGCAAGCGGAAGCTACTGGCCGAAAAGACTGACCAACAGCTACGCGTTTTGACCGCCGCACAATTCAAGGAGCTAATATGAAAATCCGCGTTTACAGCAAGCCAAATTGCGCTCAGTGTGACACCACTAAACGGTTTATGCAGAAGCACCACATCAGGTTCGAGTCCGTAGACCTTACTGAGGACCCGATTTCAATGAATATGGTCACAGAGCTGGGGTACACCCAAGTGCCAGTGGTTTACATCGAATCCAAGCGTATCGGGGTTCAGCATTGGTCTGGATTCCGACACCAAAAGCTTTTGGACCTTGTAAGACATTTTGAACAGGACGTGCGAGACGGGAACGACACGCCGACAGACGAATAACTTGACAAAATGTCAAAAATCGTGGTAAAATTTTCATATGAGGTTCGGACAGGCCGAAT